ACATTAGCAGTTCTATCTAGTCATAACAACACAGTTCAACAAATCAAATATAAAGACTGTGTTCCTACATCACTTGGCGCGATTGAGTTTCAATCCAATGTGGGTGATACCACATATGTCACCTTTGACGTATCATTCAGATTCTCACAGTTTGAAATAGTTTAACTTTTCGCTTGACATTTTCTTCTCTTTATGTCATAATAAGACATAACATTGAGAAAGGAATTTGTTATGTCTAAAATGAATGAGTTTTTGAAGGATTGTCTGTCTTTACCTTACAAACCAAACAGTCAAGACAACCCGATTCATGAAAATCAGGTAGAAGACCTTTTGAAAAAACACGGTCTTGACTATATCGCACAACCCAATGGAATTCAGGCATCACCTGACTTTCTGGTTAATTACAACGGTAAAGAGTATCCGATTGAGTGTAAGAGTTCTAAGGGTCACTATCCTGTCTACAATAGCGGTCTTCCGAAGAAGGGTGTAATCTACGTCTTCTCATCTAAAAAATATAATGAGACTACTGTATTTCGTTCCGAAGATATCGTAACTGATATAAAACGTAAGTTGTATAAAGATATGGTTGAAGAAATGAAATCAATTCAAGAGAAATATCAATCGATGGAAGGTTGGGATGACAACCGTGGTTTTGGTTTCTATATTCGTGCCATGTATATACAAGCTGGCGGTAGACTATATACTGATTACTTCCTTCACGAAGACCGTGAGATGTGCGAGAGTAACGTTATCAATGGAGAATATGATTGATTTATAATGGTAACTGTCTAGATATCCTTCCGACATTAGACGAAAATTCAGTTGATATGGTCTTCTGTGATTTACCCTACGGAACGACTGCGTGTAAATGGGATTCGATTATTCCACTAGATGAATTATGGGAACAATATAATCGTGTAGTGAAAGAAGACGGTGCGTTTATCTTGACATCAGCACAACCTTTCACAACGACTCTCATATCTTCAAATATCGAAAACTTCAAATACTCGATGGTGTATCAAAAAACTTATGCGACTAATTGGATGTCTGCCAAGAAACGTCCAATGCCCGACCACGAGGATGTGTGTATATTCTATCGCAAACAACCCACATATAATCCACAGATGGTGTGGAATGGTAAAGCGATTGGATACAAACATAGTGGTAAGGCAGAGATTTATGATGCCCAACATAAGGATAGTGTATCAGATAGGGGTCAGGCAAAAGACCGATATCCTCGAACAGTTCTCGGCCCTTATGGCCCTGCTAAGACTGACTTACCAAAATCTCTCAAGGATGACGGATACAAATGTCACCCAACACAGAAACAACAAGAACTTATAAAGTGGTTTATCAATTCGTTCAGTAACAAGGGTGATACAATCCTTGATAACTGTATGGGTTCTGGTTCAACGGGTGTTGCGTGTAAGTCTTTGAATCGTGAGTTTGTCGGGATTGAGAAAGACCCCAAATATTTTGAGATGGCAGAGAAATGGATTGACATGACCAATCCACTAGGTGTATGATGATTGATTTAGAAAGCATCCTTGCGGAGTGGAAAGAAGACTCCGAAATATCCAAACATCAACTCGATGAGACTTCTCGTGTGACTCCTGCGTTACATGCGAAGTATCTTGAGTATCTGTCTCTGACTAAACTACGTCTCAAACAGGCTGAGTTTAAACAGAAGACATTACTCAAAGATAAGTATCTCTACTATGAAGGTAAGATGTCCCAAGAGGATATTGCCTCCAGAGGTTGGGCATACGACCCATACGAAGGTCTATCAGCGACAACCAAGAACTTCAAGGAATACTACTACGATTCCGATAAAGAGATTCAAGACTCTGAGATGAAAATTCAGTATCTTAAAACTATCGTTGAGACACTCACCGAGATTGTCAGTAATCTAAACTGGCGTCATCAGACGATTGGTAATATGATTCGGTGGCGTCAGTTTGAGGCTGGTAGTTAATAGTCACATATATAATGTATGACTTTACCAAACACTATTACTGTCGGACTCAAAGACCACTCTATGATGTTGGTAGATGCGGAAGCGCATCAAATCCCAGAACTTCGTGACTACTTCTCATTCTTTGTGCCTGGCGCAAAGTTTATGCCCGCATACAAGTCTCGTAAATGGGACGGTAAGATTAAATTATTCAACCAAGTCACTCGTGAATTAAACGTTGGTCTGTACGAACATCTCAAGAAGTTCTGTTCTGACCGAATGTATCCTCTACAATTATTAGAGACTGACTATGGCCATCCCGCACAGAAGAATCATGTCCAACACCAGAACCTTGTAAAGTTCCAGAGTGAACTGAAGATGCCTTATGAATTGCGTGACTATCAGTATGACGCAGTAACCCATGGCATTGAGAACAAGAGAGCAATTCTCCTATCACCTACAGGTTCAGGTAAATCATTTATCATCTATAATCTACTCCGTTGGTATATGGAAAACTATGACCATCAGATTCTCATTGTTGTTCCCACAACGAGTCTGGTAGAACAGATGTATAAAGACTTTGGTGACTATGGATTTGATGTGGAGAATAATTGTCATAAGATTTATTCTGGTAAGGACAAGACCACCGACAAACAGGTCATCATCTCCACATGGCAGTCCATCTATAAGTTCCCGAAGGAATGGTTTGAGGACTTTGGTTGCGTATTTGGGGATGAGGTGCATTTGTTTAAGGCAAAGTCCCTGTCTGGTATCATGAACAAATGTATCAACGCAGAGTATCGCTACGGCACCACAGGGACGCTTGATGGCACCGAAACTAACAAACTGGTACTGGAGGGTCTGTTCGGGCCTACTAAGCGCGTCACTATGACACGAGATTTGCAGGAGAAGGGAACTCTCGCAAAACTAAATATCTCTGTCCTGTTATTAAGGTATCATAACGATGTCTGTCATATGTTGAAAGATGCGACCTATCAAGAAGAGATTGATTACATTGTCACAAACGAAAAAAGAAACAAACTCATCACAAATCTCACCCTTGACCAAAAGGGCAACAGTCTGGTTCTATTTCAGTTTGTGGAGAAGCATGGCAAACCATTATATGATATGATTAAAGACAGAGCAGGCGACAGACCCGTATACTATGTGTCGGGTGAAGTCGATGTATCAGACCGCGAACAGATTCGCGGCATTGTGGAGAAACAGAAAAATGCTATCATCGTTGCATCACTCGGTACTTTTAGCACAGGGATTAACATTCGTAACTTGCACAACATTATTTTTGCTAGTCCTTCTAAGTCTCAAGTTAAAGTCCTGCAATCAATAGGTCGTGGTCTTCGTCAATCTGATGACGGGTCGACAACGCAACTCTATGACATTGCGGATGACCTACACATTAAGTCTCATAAGAACTTTACTCTACGACACAGTGCAGAAAGAATTAAGATATATACTAAAGAACAATTCCCCTATAAAATATATCAGGTAAATTTGAAATGAAACATGGATTATTATTAGGCGGATTCACATCCCATGATAACTCAGAAAAATGTGCTCACTTGATTAATGAGTGGCATGACAAATCAAATCGTCATCCTTCGGACATATTGGGGCCCCACAAGTTTTATGAAAGTTACCGTAGTTTTGGTAATCATAGAATCGCAACCCATCTCCGTAAGAGTGGATGGGACATAGAGTGTATCGACTACGGTGTATTTTTTACCAATGATGAACTTGCACAAATTCTTTCCGAAAGAGTGAGTAAAGAAACTTTATTTATTGGTTTCAGTATGATGTTCTTTACACCATCAAAAGAAAGATTAAACTGGATAACCGACCACATTCGAGAAAAATACCCATGGGTCAAAATTGTTTCGGGTGGACAAAAGACTTGGGTAGTAAGATGTATAGAAGCTGACTATTTCATTACAGGAAATGGTGAGTATGCAATGGACGCATTACTAAAATATTTATGTGGAGAAGGCCCAGAACCAAGAGTATCAAATACATTTGAAAACGGCAGTCAGTTAATCATGGCGCAACACGCTTATCCATGTTTCCCAAAGAGAGATGCGAGTATCTCTTTCGAAGACCGTGACTTTATACAACCAAACGAAACATTGAATGTTGAGTTTGCTCGTGGATGTATTTTTTCGTGTAAGTATTGCAACTTTCCATTATTAGGTATGAAACAAGATACAACTCGTTATGAGGATAGTGTATATGAAGAACTATTAGAGAACTATGAAAGATGGGGAGTCACCAATTATTATGTAACTGATGATACCATAAACGACTCAAAAGATAAGATTGCATTAATTGCACGAGCGGTTCGTAGACTTCCTTTTAGACCACAGTTTAGTGGATACATTCGTGCTGACCTTCTTATTCGTCACGGGAAAGAAACTTGGAATGACATGATTGATATAGGATTAACATCTCATCATTATGGTGTAGAATCATTTAACTATGAGTCAGCCAAGTCTGTCGGTAAAGGAATGAAACCCGAAGAAATGCAATCAGGTTTATTAGAGATAAGAGATTATTTTCAGAAAAATTCTCATAATTTTTATTGTGGAATTTTTAGTATGATTGCTGGTCTTCCTCACGAGACTTTTGAAAGTTTAGAGAGTGGTAAAGAATGGATAAATAAAAATTGGACAGATAACTTTGTAAACTATTTTCCACTAATGTTACAAAAAAAACCTAATGAAAATTCTGACGATATGGAGAAAAATGTATATAATAACTTCATGGAATATGGATATACATACTCGGAGGAAGTTCCTTTTATAGATGATAGAAATGTCAACAAAGAGATGAACGAAGAGAATAGAATTCTAAAGTCTAGTAACATAGGTCGCAATTGGTGGACACACCCTAGTGGTGAATACGATTATATTGATATGATTGATTGGGTAAAAGATTTTACCGATACTCGTGTTAAAATGGGAGTTCCATTGACTGGCCCTTGGCAACACAATTATGTTCACGCTGAAACATACAAGAATCCCGAAGAAAATCAGGAATACTATAAAAGAAATGGCAAAAGTTTACCCTTTATACCTATGATAAATATCATTAAGAAATATAAGGAATATAAATTATCATGACTAGACCATACGAAATAAGACAGTTTAAACTTGCTTCTGGAGAAGAAATCGTCTGTGAGATTATCACATGGA